CTAAGAGATAGAAGCGTTTCCACCACTTCCGATCGGTAAGAATTTTGAAATGAAGGGAATCCGGATCTTGTCTTTCAGAATAAGAATCAGTACGAGAACCAACACAATTCCAGTAACAACGATAATAACAAACCAACCGAGACTTTGAAGTCCGTCACCCCACCCGGCTTCACGTTGAAGAGACGCGTTTTCTTTCTGAATCTTCTTTTCTCCTTTGATTGCAGCCCGTGCGTTCTTGTCTCCCGCTTCGATGGAATCGGCGGCGGCTTTCAAGAGGATGGCAACTTTCTTTTCACCCTTCTTTTCTTGGTCCTTTGCTTCCGTACGTAAGATAGTAGGCATTCCCACGGAATCCGGAGTTTGAGCAACCGTTATGCAAGAGTTTAAAGGAAAGATATAGAAAAGAAACAAAACGAAAAACAAAACTCGACTCATTGGAATTCCTCCGTTTTTTCTTCTCTTTCACCTTTTGGTTTTGTATGTCCAAGCCCGGATCTTTCGAAAATTCCTTTTACGATTTTGTTATAGAGTAGAATCGTCGCAAGGTAACAAACGAAAAGCCGGATTGCTTGATAGGCCGCAAGTGCCCACCCTGGAAGAACTTTGCAAATCTCTTCCTTAACTCCATCGAAAGAAACGCAGTACGTAAACACTTCCGGACTCGTAAACCAATAGAAGATATTATACGGAATGGCGATTAACGTAGCGACGATGAACACAACGAGTCTCTTGTTTTTAAGGAAGATATAATGAGGAAAATTCCGAAACAGTACTTGTGAAACTGTCAAAACAAGACCCATGTAAAGCCCGTTGAGAAGCACGGTTGGAAGAAGCTCAATAATAGATTCGATCATGTGCAACCTTCCTTATAACAGCCCTTTGGATTTTAGGAACTTTTCCGGATCGGTCTCTTTTTTCCAATCCTGTGCTTTCTCATCCCAAGGCCAAACTTCGAAATGAAGATGGGCACCTAAGCTGTATCCATAGTTCCCGGATTTTCCGATCAGATCACCGGCGCTAACTTTATCGCCTTTCTTAACTTTTGCGTCCGTGTGTTTAAACTTATAAAGGTTTTTTGAGTGAACGCCAACAGCGAGAACGAATGGAGTCCATGCGCGGTCCTCTGGAACTTCGCCCGATTTTACTAAATTAACCCAGGTGTTTTTTTCCCAGCGGAACTTAACGGGAAATTTTCGATCCCTTCCAAGAACGGTTTTAATCACAAGGTCTTCCGGAGCGAGAACATCGTTATAACCTCCGAGATCGATACCTAAATGAAATTGCCTGGATTTCTTTCCGTCGATGTTTAAGTATCTCCATCCATAACGTGAAGTAATATGAGGATTCAAAACCGGCAAACGAAAGATAGGATCTCGCTGAACTGGAATGTTAGAAAGTGAATCGAACGCTTCTTCTTTCGAGATTTTCTTCGTGTTTGCTACTGCCGCCGAAGATTCGTTCCAGTAATTTTGATTTGTTTGAATTTCCCTTTGACTCAAAAACCTCCGAATCAGTGGAAGTAGAAAATTAAGGATTTGTAAAATCATTTTGGGGTTCCTCCGTTTTGAAACTTTGAATGGATTTTGTGGAGGAGTTCTTTTTGTTCGTCAAACTTCTCATCGAACTTGGTGTCCAGTTTTTCGATTCGAGTTTCGATCATATCTAACCGCCTATCGGTCGTGGAAGCCGTTTGTCGAAGTAAGGCGATTTCCAATGTATGCGATTTTTCTAATTCCATTATCCGATCCGAGAGGCGATCTGTTTTAATACGTTCTTGGGACAAAAGATTTTTACATTCTTCTTTTACTTCTTTGATTTTCATTTCAGTGAATTCTCTTTGCTCATCACGAAATTTTAATATTTGAGCTTTTACTTCCTTTCTGATCAGAAACCAAAGGAATACGGACAACGGAGAAAAGAGAGGCAGATATTTAAGAATCTCATCCATCCGGGATGGTATCCTATAATAGTTCGATAGAGACAATTTTAGAAAAGTTTGATGTCTCCTAAGTCGCTTCTTTTCTGGCTTTGATCCTTTTCTCTAATTTCTCATAATAAAGACCTATGCGTTTCGTTTGTAGGAATTCAGGAAGGTTTTCAAACTTTCCGGGCCTCCACCCTTTGCGAAACATTTCCTCGCAATGGTTCATCCATTGATCTTCGAAACGTGCCATTCGAATCGCCTCGGGCTCTGGCGAATCGAATTTTTTCTTACAATGCGGGCATTCGATTTTTTGATCCATCTCAACTCTCAAAGTTTAATCCAAGTTGTGTTCTTGTTTCTGCCATTTTGATCTTACTTTTCGCTTTCTGAAAATATTCCTTATCTCTTTCTATACCGATAAAGTTTCTTCCAAGCTCAATTGATGCAATTCCGGTTGTTCCGTGTCCCATACAGTTATCAAGGATCGTATCACCTGGATTCGAATAAGTTTTTATGAGGTAGCGGAGTAATCGGAGTGGCTTTTGGGTTGGGTGCATCCCCGTTTCTGATTCGGAT